GAGTCTACGTGACGAATACAGGGCCATCAAATCCGACGGGCAGATCAATGCCGAGCTGGTCGCGCCGCTTGTTGTAGACGTTACGCCTCCACCCGCGCCCGAGCCGGGTGAGAGCCCATCAGGCGGTACTTACGCCGAAGGCTATACAGCCGCCATCCAAAAAATACAATCTTATCTTGAAACCCTTAAGGGGGAGGTCACTCAATAATGCCGCCTGAAAGCATCTGGCTTCAGTTCACCATCGTCGCTATTGTCATCCTTGCCATGACTGTCATCTGGCGCGAGATGAAAAAATTTATCGACGAGCAGGATAAAAAGCGCGACGAAGAGCGCGAAAAACAACGAGTATGGCAGGCAGAGCAGGAATCGCTGCGCGACGAACGCTGGCATGAATTTCTGAAAGCCATGCAGGAGGAATGGATGGCTCAGAATAGCGTCAACACCAAAGCCGTACAAGACCTCATTAAACGCGTCGACGAAATGCTGCGACGCATGGACGAACACGACCGCTTTACCCGCGATGCCATTGTTGCCATGCGCGAAAGGACAAACAAAGCGTGAACTTTCTGAAGTCCATCGAGCGCGAAGAAGTGACATACTGGGTCGGGCTGGCGTTGCTTTTCGTCGGGCTGACCATTCGCGTTTCTGTAGCAACAGCTCTCATCGTCACCGGTGCGGTCATTGCGTTGGAGTCGGTTGTCACCTCGTATCTGGCGACCTGGCTGGCGTGGAAGAGTGGGGCGAAATAATGCCGCTCTCCATTACGCGCGTCCAACAGCGTTTCCATCCCTCGCAGGATCCACCAGAGTGGTTCCGGCAGTACGCGCTCAACATGGGCTGGGATACCAACTCGGGCATCAACATCAACCCCGATACCGCCATGCGTGTCAGTGGTGCGTTGGCATGCATTCGCATCATTGCCGATACCGAAGCTTCGCTTCCGTTCCATACCTATCGCGAAATTAAAGGCGGCAAAGACAAGGCAAAGGATCACTACCTCTACCCGATCCTGCACGATGAAGCCAATCCCGAAATGTCAGCCTTTACCTTTCGGCGCACCATGACCGCCCACTGTGCTAGCCGTGGCAATGGGCTGGCAGAGATCGAATTCAACGGGGCAGGGCAGGTCAAGGCGCTGTGGCCGCTCAACCCCGACAAGGTCACCTTGATCCGCGAGAAGCGCTCCAAGAAATTGGTCTACATGGTCACTCTGCCAGACGGCGAAGAGAAGCCTTTATTCTCCGAACGCGTGCTGCATATCAAATGGCTGAGCCAGAACGGCTTGTGGGCGTTGTCACCGGTGCAGTTGCAGCGTGAGTCCTTCGGCATTTCAATGGCTGCCCAGGAATTCATGTCGCGTTTCTTCAGCAACGATGCCAGCCCACGCGGCGCATTGGAAACCGATCAAGCCCTGAGCGACAAAGCCTTTGGTCGCCTCAAGGAAGAGTTTATCGACAATCATGGCGGGCTGGATAAAAAGCACCGCTTCGCCATCCTCGAAGAAGGGCTGAAGTTCAACCCCATCAGCCTCTCGCCGCAAGACATCATGCTGCTCGATCTGATGCGCTTCGGCATCGAAGACGTCGGTCGCATCTGGGGCATCTCGTCAGACATGCTCAACCTATCAGACGCATCCGCTACCTATGCCAGCGTCGAGCAGTTCGGCATCCGTTTTACCACTCACACCGTCCGTCCGTGGACCGTGAATTGGGATCAAGAAGTAAACCGCACACTGCTCACTAAGAAAGAGCGCAAGGAATACTTCTGCGAACACAACCTCGACGGTCTGCTGCGTGGCGATTATGCCACCCGCACCGCAGGCTACAACAGCGGCATCACCACTGGCTGGTTGACCCGCAACGAAGCACGTGGGTTTGAGAACCTGAACCCGCTCGATGGCTTGGATGAACCGCTGGTGCAACTCAATATGTCTGTGGCACAACAACGCGCCATCATGCAGCCGATCTATCACGACATCTTCCATCGCATCCGTCGTCGCGAGCAGCATGACGTGGAGTCTGCAGAGAAGCGATTCAAAACTGACGTTTCAGATTTTGTAGCATGGCGTCGCAGTTTTTACAACGACGATCACAGGAAGTTTGTTGCCCTGCAGTTGGCGCCTGCCTTGAAAGCCCATGCCGCACTACGGCAAGAGTCGTTGATCGGTACAGAAATCGATGCACTGGCTGAAGAGTTAGCAGACAAATACTGTGAAGAAGCCCTGCGCGGCGGAAACCCCGACCTGCTGCGGGATTGGATCAAGCAATTATCTGAACGGAGTGAAGTATGAGCAATATTGAAAAACGTTATCTCGACATGATGCCCGAAGCCATCACCGGCGAAGGTGGCATGTTCATCATCCGCGGCACATCGCCGGTCTTCAACGCCATCAGCGAAGTGCTGGTGGATGCGGAGATTGGACCCTTCCGAGAAGTTATCGAGCCGACCGCGCTCGATGCGTTGTTTGCCAAAGGCACTCCCGACACACGCGGGCGCATGGATCACAAGATTGTGCTTGGGCGCACCAAGAACAACACGCTCATGCTGCGTAAAACTGAAAAGGGCATCGAGTACGACATCTTCGTCAATCCCGATGATCCCGAAGCGTTGAGCGCTTACCGCAAAGTGCAGCGACAGGACGTGGATGGCGCATCCTTCATGTTCACGGTCGCGCCAAATGGCGAAACCTGGGAGATGCAAGATGGCATGCCCTTGCGCCGTGTGAAAGAAATTGACCAGCTGATGGACGTGGGACCGGTGACGTTCCCCGCGTATCCGCAGGCGAGCGCGAACGCTCGCAGCAAAGTTATTGAATTGCGTCAACAGCAAAGCGAACCGACCGAACCAGAAGGCACGGAAGGTGAGAGTCCAATAGATGACCAGAAGGTCATTGGCGATGATCAAACGCTGCAGTTGATGGCAATGGAAATAGATATCGACCTCGACCAACAAACAAAGGAGTAATAAAGCATGTCTGAAATTCGTGAACTCAAGCAACAGAAAGTCACGCTCTTCAACCAGGCGAAAGCCATCAAGGATGCGGCAGTCGCCGCTGGGCGTTCCATGACCCAGGAAGAGCAGAACAACTGGAACACCATCATGGACAAATGGACTGCGCTCAAGCAGGACATCGATCAACGTGAGCAGCTCGCCGCGATGGAAACCGATATCCAAGGCGCAGATAGCCGCTCAGTCACCCTGCCCAATCCTGGCGACGATGGCGCTGGTGAAGGTCGTGGCAGACGCTTGGATCTCTCCAAGTTCCCTGCTCGCTATCAACATGCCCTGCGTGAGTTGCAGGAACGTGGCGACTTCCGCATGAAGCCAGACTATGCAGGTGTGATGGACCCGTTCATTCGTGACAACATCCTGCCGAATGTCAACAAGCGCGATCTGCAACTGACGGACGGTCCCAAGGGCGGCTACATTGCCCCTCCGCCTCAGTTTGTTGCAGGCTTGCTCATGGCGATGGATGCCGATCTGTTCTTCCGTCAACCTGGCTTTGCCACCGTGATCACCCTCAATTCCACCGAAGGCTATGAAGCCTCTCTCGATGCCGATCCCGAAGATGGCGAATGGACAACCGAGGTCAAGGAATTGACCGACGACGACGATATGGCGTTTGGCAGACGCGAGTTGAAACCCACCCGCCTTGCCAAAGGCATCAAGGTTTCCAACCAGATGCTGCAACTCGTTCCATCCGCAGAAGACATCGTGCTTGAGCGCTTGCGCTACAAGTTCGGCGTGACGCAGGAAAAAGCATTCATGACCGGCAGTGGAGCTAAGCAGCCGCTTGGCGTGTACACCGCTTCTGATTACGGCATCCCCACCAGCCGCGACGTCAGCACCGATAACACCACCACTGCCATGACCTACGACGGTCTGCGCAATGCCAAGTACTCGGTCAAGAACAAGTACTGGCGCAACTGCAAGTGGATCTTCCATCAGGATGGCGTCAAGCAGATCGCCAACATCGAGGACACTCTCGGTTACCCGATCCTTGCGGAAAGTGTGCGCGAAGGCGAGCCAGACACCTTGCTTGGTCGCCCGTATTACATGAGCGAGTTCAACCCGAACACGTTCACCACCGGTCAGTACGTAGGCATCTTCGGTGACTTCACTTTCTATCACATCGCCGACAGCCTCACCATGACCATTCAGCGCCTGATCGAGTTGTACTCTCGCACCAATCAGATCGGCTTCCATGCCAATATGTATACCGATGGCATGCCCGTTCTCGCTGAAGCCTTCGCCCGCGTGAAGTTGGGCTAAACCTTTCAAGTGATAACCCCCAGCCTATATGGCTGGGGATGATCTTCGTTTCAATAAGGAGTAAACGATGGAACTTCATAACAACCTCAAATTCTCGCGCGCGATTTCCCCCGCAGCTGCGGTCACGGATAACACTGCGTATGTCTCGCAGATCCTCGACACTGCCAACTTTGAAGACAACGAGCTGGTGCTGCAGATCGGTTCTCTCGCCGATGCTGATGCCACCTTCACGGTCTTGATCGAAGAAGGCAATGTGAGCAACCTCAGTGACAACTCTGCTGTGGCAGATGCCGACCTGCTTGGCACAGAATTGCTCGCGGGCTTCCAGTTCGATGACGACAATGAGACCCGCAAGATCGGGTACATTGGCAAAAAGCGCTACATCCGCGCCACCGTCACACCTGCCAATAACACTGGCAATGCGTTCCTCTCCGGCACTTGGGTACAGGGTGGCGCTCGCAAAGCTCCTCTCGCGTAGGTGATCCATGAAAGTCACAATGATCACCTTGTCCGCTAGTCCCGATGGTGCCCGCCTACCTGGCAAGACATATTCTGTCTCTGCTGAAGAAGGCAAGGCGCTCATCGACGGCGGCTATGCCGTCGAAGTGAAATCGACAGATGCCGCTAAGGCAGAACCGTCCACTTCCTCTGCACCTCGCACGGCGACACGTTCTCGCGGTCGCACGGCCGCCAAGTCGGAAGCCGACGAAGCCAACCCCGCTGAAGCTGGCGAGGAAGCCGACGAAGCCTAAGGAATCTCAGGCGTAACTGGCACGCTTGTTTCCACGTGGGTCAGGCAGACCCTACCTTCCCTGTCTGACCCACACCTTGAGAGTCTATCCACCATGAACCTGACCGTCATCACCCCGCCCGAAGAAGAGCCTGTTTCTGTAGCAACAGCCAAGGCGCATCTGCGCGTGGACACCACCGCCGATGATGCCTTGATCGAAACCTACCTCAAAGCGGCACGGGAGCTGTGCGAGGGCTTGGCACGGCGCTCGTTCGTGACCCAAACCTTCCGCCTGGTGCTGGATGATTTCCCGTCCGTTCCCCTGAAGCTGCCACGCCCACCACTGCAACCGGTGGATTCGGTCACGTACATCAACAGCAACGGCGACGAGCACGATTGGACAGACTTCACCGCCGATACGCGCAGCGAGCCGGGCAAGGTGATTTTCAATAGCCTGCCCAATGCCAGCTTGCAAGAGTCAGGTGCGGTCGCAATCGAATTCACCGCAGGCTACGAGTCCGCCGAAGATCTGCCCAATGCATTTGGGTTGGCAATCCTGCAGACTGTGGCAGCCTGGTACGAAGGTCGTGAAATGGGACGTGTACCAGGCGGTGCAAAAGAATTGCTTATGTCCGATCGAGGAAGCTGGTTCTAATGGCTGGCGTTGATATCAAGATTGGCGACATGCGCGATCGCATCACGTTTCAATCGCCGACCATCAGCAAGACCGGCGGTGGAGCGCAGACCGAAGCCTATGCCAACGTGGCAACCAACCCAACGGTCTGGGCGCAAATCGTATGGGATCACGGGCAGAATGTTGTGGTTGCTGCTGACGCCGAACGCTCCGAAAAACGGGGCACGGTCACGATCCGCTACCGCAGTGACCTGTCAGATAAATGGCAGGTGCTGGTGGATGACGAAGCCTACAAGATCATCTCGCCGCCCGACCATGTCCGTGGGCTGAATCGCTGGACGGTCTTCCG